TCGGCATCCTTACTGACACCCAGCCTGTCGCCCTGTTCGACAGTGGGTGGGAGGTTCCGGCATGACCAACCTGTTCATGAACTGGCATCGAGATGTCCTCCGTGCACCGGCGGACGAGGGCGCGGGCGGGGCCTCGGGTAACCCCGGGGAGGGCGGCTCGCCTGCGCCCGATATTGGCAGCCGTCTGGCCGCCTTCGAGGGTCGCCTCGTTGACATGGCCAAGCTGGTGGGCGACCTGTCCGCCGGGCAGCGCTCGCGCGACGCGCAGACCGAACTGCAGAAGTTCGAGGCCACGCTGAACACCAAGATCAGCGAGGCCGACGCCAACGTCACCAAGGCTGAGGCCGCGCTGGCCGAGGCTATCGACGGCGGCGAGGGCAGCGCTGTTGCCCGTGCGCAGCGGGTTCTGACCGAGGCGGTCAACGCCCACGAGACGGCCAAGCTGCACCTGTCCAACTACCACATCCGCCGTCGCGAAGAAGAGCGGCGGCAGGGTGGTGGCGAGGGCGCACCGGGCCGCGCGCAGCCGCAGAACGGCAACCTCGACGCCACCAATCTTAATTCGTGGAAAAACAAGCACCGCTCGTGGTATGGTGTCGACAAAGCAATGACCGACAAGGCCCATGACATCCATGGGCGCATTGTCTCAGCCGGAGCAATTGCCGTGGGGTCGCCTGAATATTTCGAGACCATCGACCGCCAGATGAAGCAATCCTACCCGGATCGCTTCGGCGGTACGCCCGCCACGGCCAGCGGTGACAGCGGCGGTGGTCGCGGCGGCGGTGGCAGTCCGGCACAGGGCCGCATCCCCCAGTCCGTCATCGAGGGCTGGAAGCGGATGGGCATCGACACCTCGGACAAGGCTGTCGTCGAGCGGATGATCGGTCACCGCTCGAAGCTGGTCGACAAGGGTATCTTGACGCCCACGCCCGTCTACGACCGAGTGAAGGAGCGCTGAGCATGAGCGACACGCCCACCACCCCCCGTCGCCGCCAGCCCCGCTCCGATGTGGAGAGGTCCAGTGCCATGCAGTCCCGTGCTGTCGATGAGCGCGACAATGATGACCGCCCGTTCATGAACCAATGGGCTCCGCCGGGGATGCTCGAATGCCCCCCGGATGATGCACACTTCACGTACCGCTGGGTGCGTGAATACGTCAACGGCCAGCCGGATGCGCGCAACGTGCAGATGCGCCTGCGCGAGGGATACCGGCGGGTCAACATTGCCGACCTACCCGACGAGCTGCTGATGGCCGTCGACGAGGACGTCCGGGGCGACGGTGTCGCCCGTACCGGTGGCCTGCTCCTGATGAAGCTGCCCCTTCAAATTGCTGAGGCTCGGCGCGAACACTATCGCCAGAAGACCCAGCTTGCGAGCCGGTCAGTCGACGCCCTGCAAGGCGTCGCTGGCAAGGATTACGTCAAGGAAGACCGTGGTTCGCGTAGCTACGAAGGTAGCGATGCGGGGCGCATGTTGCAGCAAATGAGCCAAAGGTAAGGAGTGCCGAAATGGCAGGCAATGGTATTCGACTGGTGCGGTCGGCGGGCATGGAAGGGTTTACCGGGAGCACTTTCTCGTATCCCGTTGATCCCGCCAACGCCAACCCGATCTACAGCGGCGACGCTGTGATCTGGGGCTCCACCGGCTTCATTCAAGAAGCGACGGGTGGTGCCGACAACAACGACTTCGACATTCTTGGTGTCTTCATGGGATGCCAATATGTCGATGCCGAAGGCAGCATCAAATTCAAACCCTATTGGCCCGGCGTCGCCGGGGCGAAGGACATCAATGCGTTGGTGGCGATGCCCTCGCACGGACGGTTCCACATCAAGGGGCTGCTCGGTGCGACCTACACGCAGGCCAACACCATCGGGAAACGCTTCGGCGTTGACTATACGGCGGGCAACCCGATGTACGGCGACAGCCGCGTCGCGCTCGGGGCTGCCACTGCCGCGACCGGTCCCCTCCGGGTGCTCGGTCTTGCCAAGCTGCCCGGCAATAATTGGGGCATCGCGGAGCCCATCTTCGAGGTCTCCATTGTTCGCCCGCAGGGCAATGCATAAGGAGGTATGAGACATGGGTGCTATCAACCGCGCCGCTCTGAAAGAACACCTGTGGCCCGGTATCGTCGAGTTCTTCGGGGCCGAATATGCCGACTATCAGGAGCAGTACACGTCGATCTTCGACACGCGGAAGTCGACCAAGGCGTATGAAGAATACGTCATGGAAAGCATGTTTGGTCTGGCACCTGTCAAAGGTGAAGGCGCGCCGATCATCTTTGATGAAGCGGCAGACGCATGGAAAGGCCGCGTGCAGATGGAGGCCTACGCGCTGGGCTTCGTGATCACTCGCGAGGCGGTGAACGACGACCAGTACTTCGATCTGGTGCCGCGCTACACCCGCGCGCTGAAGCGTTCGATGAAGATCACCAAGGAAGTCCGCGCTGCGGCCTTCGTTGATGGTGTCTTCGACGTCCAGCGCACCGGCGACGGCGCGACGATCTGCGCGACCAACCACCCGTTGAAAAACGGGGCGTCCTTCTCGAACATGGCCTCGGCGGCTGCCGACCTGAACGAGACGTCGCTGGAAGCTGCGATCATCCAGATCGCGGACTATACCGACGAGCGCGGCCTGCGCGTCTCGGTACAGCCCGAGCGCCTGATCGTTCCGAACGGCCTGCAGTTCACCGCAGAGCGCCTGATGAAGACGACCTCCGGCCGGGTCGGCACCAACGACCATGATGTGTCTGCTATCCACACCATGGGCGCGGTGCCCGGCGGTTATCGCCTGAACAACTACCTCGCCGACCCGCAGTCTTGGTTCATCAAGACGAACGTGTCGGAAGGCATGACCCACTGGGACCGTGAAAGCCTCGACCTCGAAGAGGGTGACGGATCGGAGACCCAGACCCTGAAGGTCATGGCCTACGAGCGCTATGCGTTCTCGTGCCTTGACCCCCGGTCGTTCTGGGGTTCGCGCGGCTAAGGAACAGGCCCTCCTCCCGCCTGTTCTTTGAGCGAAGGCCCGCCTCTCGGCGGGCCTTTTGCCATTGTGTCACGTGACTTGACCTGTACTTTGGTGGTATCGTCGAGGCGTTATAGGGTTTTGCCCCACACACCCCAGCCCGAGGAGCTGACAATGTCCCAACCCGATGCATATAAACGCAGCCGTCATCAATCGCAGGCCGTTCAGGTCAGCTCTTTCGGCAAGCCCATCGAGACCGCCAAGAGCGGTTACGGCAAGCGTCTGACCGGCTCACCCATCTACGCCATCCCGCTGGTCATCCCGGGTGACGCCTCCAACTTCGTGATCGGCGACCTGACCGCAGGCCTGTGGTGCTACGGCATCGTGAACCATCAGGTCGGTGTCGGCACGCTGGCGCTGACGGTCGCCGCCGACGCCGAGCTCGGCTTGCCCGCCATCGCGCTGTCCACCGCGCTGCCGCTGGCAACCGCAGCCTTCGTCTCGGCGCTTGCCGCCGGGTTGCCGCCGCTGGCCTACGACCGCGTGCTGACCGCAACCATCGCTGGTGGTACCGTCGGCGCGCTCAACAAGCTCAGCCTGCTGGTCGCCCCCGTCACCCCTGACTGGGCGTAATCCATGGCGACGGGCTTCGATTTCGCCGACATCTTGGACGAGGCTGTCGACCGCGCTGGCGGCGAACAGTCCACGGCCGTCGATGTCGTTCGGGTCCGTCGCGGTCTGCGCCTCCTGCTCGAACGCTGGGAGGCGCAAGGCTACAACACGTGGCGCATCCGCATGATGACTGCGCTGGCCCCGGGGAACGTCGCCTCGATCCAGCTGACGGATGAAGTCGATGACGTACTGAACGTCAACTCGGTGCGCAACAACATGTCCGAGAGCCCCATGCGTCGGATCTCGGCCACGCAATATGCCCAGCTCGCCAACAAGGCAACGCTCGGCGACCCCTCGCAATTCTGGCTCGACCGCCGCGACCGGCCGCGCCTGCATGTCTACCCCATCGGCCCCGCCCCTCTCGTCATCACCTACGTGGCGCGTCCGGCCGAGTTCGACCGCTACAGCTCCGATACCGGCGACGTGCCCGGCAGGTGGCTTGAGGCCATGGTGACCGGGCTGGCGCTGGATCTGGCGCGAAAGCGGCCGCCGTATAACGAGGGTCTGATCAACCGGCTGAGGGGCGAAGCCCTCGAAGCCGAGACCTTGGCGCAGCGCGCCGACCGCGACCGTGGTCGGTTCCGCTACAACATCGGGCGCGGGAGGCGCGGCTAATGGGCGGACGCAGCGGCTTCCGATCCTACCCGAGGCACCTCGGAGCACCCCGCATGCGGGGGCTGATGGAATGCCGCGCCAGCGGCTTCCTGAGGCATGTTGACGACGGTGTCGATGATGTCCGGCAGGGAAAGGTGGCGCGCGAGTTCGCCGACATCACGCCGGGCTTCGGCACGCATCACCCGCAAGACGTGGTCCAGCTCGGGGTGCTCGACGATCCGTCCGCTGCAATCGAAGGTGATAGCATCGACCCTCTGCCGAAGAGCAAGCAGGATCTAGGCCTGACCGACGCCGAGATCCTTGCCAGCATTCGTGAGGGTCGTCCGCCGAAACGAGGGTGCTGATGAACTATTCTGACCTGATCGCGCTGGTCCCGACATGGATGTACGCGCAGAACCGCGATCTCACCACTGAGATGCCGAAGATCGTCGATCAGGCGCATCGGCAGCTGTTCAACATCGTCAACCATGACTTTTTCCGCACCAAGATCACCGGGCTGATCCTGCCCACCACCGGCGCGCTGGACCTGATGACCCAGCAGCCGCCGGTCATGGAGATCAGGGGCGTGCGCCTGAAGTATCGCAAGGATGACGAGTGGACGCCGCTCATGCGCCGCGACCTCGAAATGCTGTCCATGCTCTATGCCAAGAACGTGCCCGGGCGGCCGCGCTACTATGCCGAGAGTGACGGACCCCTGCAGCTGCAGGTCTACCCCACGCCGGACGTGCCCTATGATGTCGAGGTCACCTGCAATCAGGAGTGCCCGGTCATCGGGCCGACCTTGGCGCAGAACCTGTTCACCGACCGCGCGGCACGGGCGCTGGAGTTTGCCACGCTGAAATTCGCCGCGATCTTCATGAAAGACTCGGCGGCCATCAAGCTCTACGAGAGCGAGATGATGGCGGCGGTGAACGAGCTGAACGCAGCCTATGCCCGCCACCTGCGCGACGATACCGC